ACCAGAAGAAAAGAAACCTAGAACAATTAAAATAAAATAAAAGGTAGGGGGTGTCAAAGCCCCCTATTAAAATGAAAATTATATTATTAATATTAATACTAACAACAGGAGAAACTATGGCACATGTAAAAGGACATATCAATGTACCTGCACGAGAGATGAAAGAGTCAGAAACAAAAAATAGTTTCTTTCAATCTTTTAAAAACACATTAAAAGAAATAAAAAATTCTAAACCAGTACCTTTTAAAATTGAAGGTCCAGATGAAGTAGTAATAAAAGTATTTAAAAAAGGTGGAAAGGTTTCTAAATGATAAAGACTCCTAAGACTACTGATAATTTTTGGAAAAGTTTCCAATCAAAATTTTTAGGTACATCAAAAAAGAAAATGAAATTTGCAGGTGTTCCAAAAATAAATGTAAAGCTTTATAACAAAGGCGGAAAGGTAAGTAAAAAATGATGACATTCCCAGACATGAAAGACAAAGTAAAAGATGTATGGAACAAGTATCACCATTGCATTATAAGTGCAGTAGTTGGTTTCGTACTTGGTGCTATAGTATTTTAGTATGGCTTGGTTTAGTTTAGCAAAGGTTGCCCTCCAAGCAGGGACTCACATCTTTAAAAAAAGACAAGAGACAAAGATGATGATGGCAGATGCTCAACATAATCATGCTGCGAAGATGGCTAAAGGTGATATAGATTATCAAGGTAAGTTATTAGAAGCAAGACAATCGGACTGGAAAGACGAGTTCGTTTTGGTCGTATTAACTTTGCCGATATTAGTCATTGCGTATGGTGTGTTCAGCGAAGACCCAGAAGCTTCTGCTAAGATAAAAGAATTTTTTGTTCAGTTCCAACAGCTTCCCCAATGGTTCACAAATTTATGGATTCTTGTCGTGGCTAGTATTTATGGTATAAAAGGTACTCAGATATTTAGGGGCGGGAAAAAATAATTAAATAATATTTTGACAATATTTTTCTAACCATTCATGTATAGGAAGAAGTTTTCTTTTAGCTTCTTTAACTAAAGAAGTATAGAACACTCTCTCTTCTCGACTACGAGAGAAAGCTTCTTTCATAATCTCTTCATCATCAACAGGAAGTGTCGTGATTTCTGTTAATAATTTTCCTTCGTTATCTAATATTACTTTATACGAAAATATTGTAGCTTCCCTTTTTGGAGTTGCCATATTTTTTTCCTTTGCATCTGGATTATAAAAAGAAGAATAAGTATTAAGACAGGATAAGCTACAAGAAAAATAATTATATTTAATAACTCATAGCTTATGTTAAATACTTTTGCCATTGAATACAATGACTCTTCACAAAAATTAAAGATTGCGTAAATGATTTTATTCTGTATCGTCAAAGACATTTGACCAGTTACCCTTCACACTTGCTTTAGTATATGCTGAAGCCCTACCTTCAAAAAAGTTTTGGTGTTCAACTCCAATAACTTCATCCCACCAAGTCAAAGGATTATCACTAATACCAAAGTTAGGTTTTAAACCTAGCTGTAGTAATCTTCTATCAGCAATATATCTATTGTATTTTTTCATTTCATCCAAGGTAAGTCCTTGAACATCCCCCATCTCAAACACTAACTCGATAAATTTATCTTCGTGTTCAACCATTTCTCTACAGATATCATACAGTTCTTTTTTAAAATCATCTGTCCATATCTCTAAGTTTTCTTTGATAAGAGTACGAAATACTTTTGTCATTCCTTCCACATGTAAAGACTCATCACGAATACTGTAGTCAACAATCTTACACATCCCCTTCATCTTATTAAATCTTTGAAAGTTAATTAGTATAGCAAAGCTAGAAAACAATTGTAGTCCTTCTGTAAAACCAGAATAAACTGCTAATGCTTTTGCTACATCTTTTAAATCTTTCTTTGTTTTAACTTCACCAGTTTTAAATTGATGAATGTAATCATGTTTAGCTGACATCTCTTCGTACTTAGCAAATGCTTTGTACTCTGACTCTGGCATACCTACTGTATCTAACAATAGAGAATAAGCATGTTGATGAATAGATTCCATGTTGGCAAACGAACCCATCATCATTCTTAACTCTGGTTTTTTAAACATAGGTATATACTTTTCATAGTAACCCGAACCTACATCTACATCTGATTGTGTGAACAATCTAAATATTTGTGTTAGTAAATTTTTTTCTGATGGTGAAAGTTTTTGATTCCAATCTTTCACATCTTCATGCATTGGTACATCTTCGGGTAACCAATGTAATTGATTTTGTATTGTATAGTAATCGAATGCCCAAGGGTACTCGAATGGTTTGTAATAAGTTCTTTCTTCAAAAACTGGACTTAAGCTTCGCATGATAAACACTCCTCTTCTGTTGCTTCTTGTTCTAGTCTAACTCTCTTGACTTTTAAATTAATATTCTCTGCACTTTTACCTTCTCTACTTCGTAGATAATACAAACTCTTCAATCCTTTTTTCCAAGCTTGATAATGTACCTTGTTAGTGTACCTTAAAAAATTATCATGCTCTTCTTGTTTTGCTTGTACTCTTGGTGCAACAAAGAATAAGTTAACTGATTGTGCTTGACAAATAAATTCTTGTCGTTTAGATGCATGTTCGATAATCCAATTCTGGTCTATCTCATCTGCAGTTTTAAAAACATCCCTTTCTAAATCAGTTAAAAAGTCAAGGTGTTTTACTGAACCAGTATTCTCACTAATACTTTGCCAGATTTTATCTTTGAACTGTTGGTAATCACTATCATATTCTTTCTGTAGTTCCTCCGAGTTGTTCCATTTTTGTTTTAGTAAATTGTGAAGTTGTCTATTCCTTACTTGGAATGAACCATTTAAAGTTTTATGTATAAATACATTTGCTCTTATTGGTTCTATTGAAGGACTAGTACCTCCACAAATAATTGATGATGTAGCATTAGGTGCGACAGCTAACAAGTGTGCGTTACGCATTCCTGTTCCTTCCATATCTGGTGCTTCACCTCTCTCTTCTGCTAACTCCATTGAAGTTTTATTAGCTAACTCTTTTATCTGTCTAAACATTTTTAAGTTTTGACCTGTAGCTATTGGTCCTTCAAATGGTACATTTAATTTTTGTAAGTAAGTATGAAAACCCATAGCACCTAGACCTAAACTTCTTTCTCTATAAGCACTATAACCTGCCTTAGTAAATCCTTCCATACCTTCTTTAACTTTCATATCTAATACATCACCTTTGTAATCATATGAGAAATCATATGTTGCTTGAATAAAATGTTCAAGAACATTATCTAACATTCGTATCATGTCTGGAATAAATGTAGGTGATGTTGACCATTCATCATACTTAGCAAGGTTGACACTTGATAAACAACATACTGCTGTTCTATCTTCATCTGTTGGTAAAGTTATTTCACTACAAAGATTAGATTGTTTAACACTTAGACCTAATTTTTTCTGTGTCTCTGGCAAACTTTTATTAGAAGTATCTACAAAATGTAAATAAGGTTCTCCAGTTTCATGTCTTGTTTCTAAAATTAATCTCCATAATTCTCTAGCATTAATAGACTTAGCTACTTTTTTTGAATGCGGGTCTATAAGTTTCCATTCTATATTTTTATTTACTGCAGTCATAAAGTCATCAGTAATATTAATACCATGATGAAGGTTAAGACATTTTCTATTTGCGTCACCACCAGAAGACTTACGCATAAATAAAAACTCTTCTATCTCTGGATGTGATATGTCCATGTAACAAGCATAGCTTCCTCTTCTTGTTGTACCTTGGTTGAATGCTAACATCTGACTATCAACAACTCTCATAAAAGGAATTGACCCAGTTGATTTAGAACCATGAGAAGTAGAAGTACCATCACTTCTTACATCACCCCAGTATCCACCGATACCACCACCATTACTAGCTAACCAAATGTTTTCATCATAGTGTGATGACAAACCACCTCTACTATCTGGAACATAATTTAAGAAACAAGAAATAGGTAATCCTTTTTTTGTACCTGCATTAGAAAGTATTGGTGATGAAAAACCAAACCATAAATTACTAGCATAGTCATATAATCTTTGTGCCATATCCCAATCTGTTTTACCTCTGTATGTAGCACCATACTTAGAAGCCCGAGCAAACGCATGTTGCGGTGAGGTTTCATTCTTATCTAAGTATCTATCTTGTACTGTAGCAATACCAAATGGTGTGAGATTATTATCTCTTTCTAAATCTATTTTTACTTTCATTCTTTTCCTTCTCTTTCTTTACATTCCCCTGCGATTGACATATAGGCGGATGCGTCTATATAAGTATCTGGTTTCGGGTCACCAAATTTTGCTCTAGCAATTTTTAAAAGTGTCATGCATATTGCAACATCATGTCCTGTTAATGGAACATCTAAATATGCTGACCAAAGTTTTGCAATGTTACCATGGTTGATAACCTTATCACCATAATCATTTGCTCTTGGTCCTGTTATTAATTTAACTGCTGTCTCTAAGTATTCTTTAGTTATGTTTTTTTTCATCATCTATCATATCCTGTATCATCATTGTTTCTATTTCTTTCATGCCTATATAAGTTGCAAGTGGTGAATTTTTTTTAGCGAACCACCAAACACCTTGTGCTAAAGCCATGACTTGTCTATCACCTTCTGCTAAATTGATTAACTCTATATCAATCTTCTTTGTTTTACCTATACCTGTAGGTGTAAATACTATGTATGCTTTTCCACTTTCCATCATTTTGTCATCCATCCTTTCGGTATCTCCTTGTCACAAAATTTTATTTTATATTTCTTACACCAGTCGGCATAAGTAGTCTTAGAGTTTTTGTTTATCTTAACCCTAGAGTTTTGAAAACAAAAACGAATATCGTAATCACCTGTACTTTTTAGATACAAATGTTTCTTTCTGTCTGAAATAGTAAATCTACCTTTTAACTCAACAAAGATATTAGTATTAGGAAAATACAAGTCGGGAAGATAAGAACGAAGAATAGCCGGTTGAACATAGCTTAGTCTCTTATACTCATAGAAGAACTTAATTTTTTTAGGTAAGTTTGTAATAACATCTTTTTCAAATTTGCTCCTGTATTTTACCATCTCTTGATACCACTTGGAATATTTTCAGTACCCTTTATTATAGCATCAAGTTGCTTAAATGTCAAGTCCGGATTTCGTTTAAGCTTCTTTATTATCCACTTATACGACCACGCAGATAGTCGCACTTGATTTTGAAATACATAGTGAGTTTGTTTAGGTGCTAAGTCTAGCACATTCTTTTCGTTAATCAGTTTCTTTTCGTGTTCTGGTAGTAAAGAATGCAACCATTCTACCATGATAGTCTTTGCTCTTCGTCTAATTTTTTTTACTTGTTTTGTATTCATTTTGTACCTTTATTAATTTAAAATTTGTTTCTCTATCAAAGTATCTATAACTCATTCGTACTGGTTTGAACTTATAAAGATAAGAAAATACAATCTCTTCATCCAAATCTTTACAAGAATAAACATCAAGTTGAACTAACGCAGGGTTGTCTTCATCCCAAACATGCATTGCTATATGAGAAGTTTCTATAATAGTAACTGCAGTTAATCCTCTGTTGCCTATGTTGTCACAATATTTTAGATATGGACCACCAAGTATCTTCATATCTATATCGGTTATTAATTTCTTTAACCATATTCTAGTTGTCTTTAAATCTTTTGGTGGTTCTAATACTTCTGCTCTTACAAGTAAGTGCTTGTGTTTCAACATAAAATTATTGTTCTATTATCTTCACCTCGTCAACTTTAGGTTCTTTAACAACCTTTGTAAAATAAACATTACCACTTGCATACTTAAATGCTCGTAGTCCTTTACCTTCATTAGTATCTTTATGACATTCAACTTTGTGTGAACAGAATACACAACCCGCAGGAAGTTTCATGTTACCTGCTTTCTCATGTGGTACTGAATCATAACACTTAGGTGGTAAGTCATCTGACTCTAACTTTTCTTTAACATCTTTAATCAAAGATTTAATATTAGGTTTAGCTAAATCATCTGGTCTATATAAAGCAAGTTGTCCAGTTGATTTATTGATTGCAAGAAATCCTCCCTTGTTAGAATTTTCATTAGCTTCATATCCAGATAACTGAGCAATATATCCGAAGGGGTCATCCTCTTCTAATGTACCATTCTCAAATTTCTTAAATGAATAAGCTGACGCAGTCTTAACATCTATAACTTCACCATCAATCTTACTATCCATATGTCCTACTATACCTTCGACATTAACTTTCTTTTGTTGGTCTGTTACTTCATGTCCTGCTAAATCAGTAAGAAATAAAACTAAATGTTCTAGTAAATGTCCATACAAAAATTTTAATTGTAATGATGGGTCTGCTTTAGCTTTTTTCTTTGGTTGATTTTTATCATACCATAACTGTCTTGTTGGTCTTCCAACTATTGACATACGCAAATGACTTTTGTCTTGCTTAACTGGATTACTCCAATCAATCATTGCGTCTTTAATGTTAGATAAAAATTTATTTAATTT